CCCGTTAATCAAAATGGAATATCGTCGTCGTCTTTTGGCAAACCTTGGTACTCGTCTTTAGGTTTTGGCGTATTAAGATATGCCCAGCCATTCCAGCCGCCATCAGGCAGTGGGATGCTGTCAAGTTTTAACATCGGTCCATTTTTGGTTTCAATAACAGAGCCAATGTTTTGATAGCGTGACTTTTCTACACCATCTTTGTTTTTATATTTACCAGAAACCACGGTAATTTCATAAAGTTTAGACATTTTTTACTTTCATAAGATCATTTACTTTCATAAGTTCAGCAATTTTTATATCAAGTTCATTTAAGAATTTGACAATTTCTTCCTCCATTAGCCTGCCATACATTTTGTCCCTTGGAACACGTGTAACAAACAACTGAAGGTCTTGAGGTAAACGATTGTCAAAGCTGACAAAGTCACACCATTCACGGCCTGTGCAAGCCATCTGAAATTGCATTTGCGTGTTGTATTTACTTGGCACGGTTCTTGAAAGCAAAGTTTCAATGTGCGTGGCCGTATTTGGGCATTTAATTTCTATTAACCCATCATCACCAACAAGCCCATCAGGAGAAGCACCAGCCATAATGATTGACGGATGCGGCACAAAGCCAACTTCATCAACCAAAATATCTGCGTAATCCTCATAAGCGGCTCGTGCTAAAGGTTCTGTGTCTGTGCCATGTTGCATTGCAACATTACTAAAACCTTCTGCTTTTTGGTTGGTTAAACGTTCACAAATCAATTGAGCCATGTAATTGTCACGGCTGGCACTGTAACCTGATTTGGTTCTAGCAAGTACATCAGCCACACGGGATGCTGTAACTTTACCAATTCGCGCCTTAAACCATTCTTCTGAGCCTTGATCCATCATTTCAATCATAATTTTTCCTTTGCTTTATCTTTGGCGGCAATTATTTTCTTTTGCCAATCGGTATCACCATTGCAAGCGGCATAAGCGGCTTTGTAAGCGCTTTTTAATTGATCTTGGTCTGTAGATGCCTGAATAGCGGCTAAATGATCTACAAGCGCATTTTCATCAATTGTTGATGTAATAACTGTTTTACGACTAGCCGCATTGCCATCGTCATCCTCTGGTGCAATACCGCAAGCCGCCATAAGGCTATAACGCCTTGCGTAAGTTAAAGCACTTGCATAACCTTGCGGGTCATGCTTAACGGCTGGAAAATGCACAATGCCACATTCAAGCATTTCACCTGATTCGTGGACAAAAACAGTTTCAACCATTACGCCATCAGTGCAGTCATAATTTTTTTGTAAAAGAAATATGCCGTTATCGTTTAGAGAGTCCACAACAGCTTCAACGCAAGATGATAAGTCTGCATATCGGCTACGAAAATGTGGGTTTGTAGATGTTTTTAAGGCTGGTCCAAAAGCTTTTTGTGCCTTAACTAATGCTGTTGCTAAATTTTTCATTTATTACTTTCGTCAAGAATTTCTGTTGTTTTGCCAAATAAAACTATTTCACATACGTTGTTTAAACTATCTTTAATGTAGATATGTCTAACCAAGTATTCTGTTCCGTCTGTGTGAGTGCAGACTGATTCTTTTGTAGCTGTAGTAACTACATCATGCAAAAATTGCGTTATTTTCATGTTTCGTCTTTCAAATAAGCCGTTAGGCGTTTGATTCGGTCTGAGTGGTAATCACACATACGCTTTGCATATTCCTGTGCGCTAAGAGCCACTAACAGCTTGCGATGTGCCATTTCAAGTTCATTGGCCGCCAACTCTTTGGCTGATGGCAAACGCAAATAATTTTTTAGTAGGTTAATCATGCTTAACCTCGCCAAGCCAGCATTACACCAATACCACCAAAAATAATGATGGCTAAAACGCACTCAATAAGTGTTTGAATAATTTTAGATTTCATTGCAGTCTCTCTGAATTTGAACAAAGTTTGCTTTGGCTTTTTGCATAATACGTTTGTATTCAGCATCAGGAATGTCATAAGTTATGTGATTGCCTTGTTGGTCAAACACAAACACATCAAACATTTCTGCATAGTCATAGTCGTAGGGATGGTTATGTTGTGCTGGTAAATAGTCATAGCCAACCTTGACGTTTTGAACTGTGTTGCCGTTGTCATAAGAAACAACATCATCAAAGTAGTATTGAAGTTTGTGGTCAATCATGGTGTTTCCTTATGCGTATTCAACATGGTGCATTTCGTAATAAGCCTGAGCATCTTCTGCGGTTGATGCCTCCCATTCGCGGCAAATGGCAACCTCATGGCCATTGTTAAAAACAGCAATCCAAGCGGCAGGGATTGTGCAATTTAGGCGGTGGTTGAAATACTCTGATTGAAGGTAAACTTCGGTGATTTTGATTTGTTTGCGCATTTGAATTTTTCCTAAATAGACCCCGAGAAGTTCAGGGCATGTGTGCATTGTATAGGGTTCTTAACAGTTATCAAGAACTTTTTATCAGTTTTTATTAGGACTTTCCCTAATACGATGAGGCCGTAGCCTCATCAGTATCAAGCCAATAAAAGTGATTCTGCTTCTGACTTCAAGCGATTGCCATTGCCAAACCAAGCATTGTTCATGCGGGTATCTACGTTATGACCACGTTCATGGTCAATGTATTGGGTCACGGCATTTAACAAACCCCATCGAGTGCCATAAACACCTTGCTCTGATGCACCAATTCCCGCGCCATCAAAAAGTTCAAGAACTCTTTTAAGACCTTTTGACTCTTTGTATTTTTCAGTCTGTGCATCAAAAATTGGCGGAAATAATTGTTTTGTAAAATATCTTGCGGCTGACAATGAAAGGTCTTGTCGAGCAAGTGATCTGTATTTGTCCATCATTCCATCAAAGCCGCCAACAATAATGCCGAGACGTTCACGCATTAGGCTGGCATCAAAGTCTGTGCCATGTGTCAACATCACGCGACTTGGTGCTGATTCAGTATCAGCCGCAGAAAGGGTGTTATTACACACAACCCGAATACTGGTAAATTGACCAATCGTGGCGGCAGAGCCATCAAATGATGTGCTAAGAAGCAAATAACCTTTGACAGCATCATCATTTAAAACCACTGATTCTTTATTGACATTTGCCAGTGCCCAGATTCGTTTACCGCCCTTAATTGCGCCTGCAACTTCAAGAGTAAAACCAGCCGATTGCACAAGGGTATTAAAAAAGTCCAAAACATCTGCTGGTTGGTGAATTTTGTACCTATCAGACACAACACCTAAAGGAGTCATTGTGTCATTGCGAAAAATAACATTTTTGTTTTTAACTGTAAAAATATCACCAGATTGGCCATGTGGTTCAAAACGAACCGGAGTAACTTCTGCATCCCACTCAAGTCCGGCTTCTTTGCGCCAAACATCAATAGGTGCATTTTGGGTAAGCTGTTGACCCAGACCATGCCAAGGTGTGCTGTTGGCGTATGCAATTTCTGCTTTGCCTGTTTGCGTGTTGTTTTCAATTAAATGTGCCATGTTTTCTCCAAATAGACCCTTATGCGAAATTGCTAGGGCATGGTCACATTGTATAGGGTTCTAAACACGAGTCAATAATTAATGTAAAACTTTTATTAGGACTTTCCCTAATATAAACTTGTGCTTTGTATAGTAAAATGCACGAATGTCTAAAGATGATGCAATTTTAAAAGCTGGTTCACAAGCCGCCCTTGCAAGGTTGCTTGGTGTGACTCGTGGGGCTGTTTCTCAATGGAAAAATATGCCTAAAGGTCGGTTGTATCAGCTTATGGTTTTGAAGCCAGAATGGTTTAATCGTTTATAATTTTTTTGAAACACGGCTAGGTCTGAAGTCATGAGCAGACCAAAAAGAGTTAACCCTTCTCCTGCCGATTGTTTCTTTTCTAAGGGTGTTTTAAAAAGGTAAGACCACGTGCATTACTACACATTTAATATCGGTGATTATCGAGGTGCGACTGCACATTTATCAAACGAAGAAGACCTTGCTTACAGAAGACTTCTTGATATGTATTACGACACAGAAAAAAAAATCCCAGTAGATAGCCAATGGGTTGCCAGACGCTTGCGTTTGGATAGTAAAGTAATTGAAGTTGTGTTGGCCGATATGTTTGAAAAGCAAGAGGATGGTTGGTTTCATGCTCGTTGCCATGATGTGATTGGTCAATATCATGCAATGGCAGAAAAGAACAGGCAAAATGGTAAATTGGGCGGTAGAAAAAAGAACCCAGTGGGTATCCCATTGGAAACCGACTTGCAACCCAGCGCCAAGGCAACTAGTAACCAAGAACTATTAACCAATAACCAAATAAATACCAATATATGCTCACCTGATGGTGAACCTGAGCAAAAACTGCCTGATTGTCAACATCAAAGCGTTATTGAGTTGTATCACCAATGGTTGCCAACACTGCGAAAAGTTGAAGTTTGGAACGCAACAAGACAAGGCTATTTAAGGCAACGATGGCGTGAGGTTGCTGAAGAATTGTCGCGTGATAAGCAAATTGAGACAACTCATGTACTGCAATGGTGGAGTGAATTTTTCCAACATATTGGTAAATCTAAGTTTTTAACTGGCAAAGTA